CATCTTTGATAAAACCTCCTGCGTCTTCTAACTTGGTCATGTTGCCATTGACCAAGTAAAGGTCACCACCTTCTTCTTTTGAAAGTGGGTTCATGTCCTCTAAGCGTCTAATATCATTTGTTGACAACCAACCATTTTGACGGCCTATGGCATAGCCATTCATCCGACTCTGGTAGTCCCCTCTTAACAAACCGTCCACATTGAACTTGATAAAGTAGGTCTTCTTCTCATCAGGTAAAAGCAGAGCTTTTTGAAAGGCTTGTTCAAATCGAACTACCCAAGGATCTAGCGTGTACTTCACAAACTCCAAGGACTGTTGTTCTATATTTGAAAAGGAAGATTTCTCCAAGTCACCGACCATATGAGGTGGTATCCGATAGAGTCTTGCAATTTCATTGATTTGAAACTTACGTGTCTCTAAGAACTGGGCTTCATTGGGTGGAATCCCAATAGTCTTATAGATCATGCCTTCTTCAAGGACAGCAACCTTATGGCTATTGTTTGTGCCTTGATAGACTTGATTCCACGACTCTCTAACCTTACTGGGGTCTTTGAGAATACCGGGATGTTCCAAAACACCTCCGGGATTCGCACCGTTCGCAAAGAATGATGCACCATACTCTTCAGTCGCCAAGGTCATACCAACGGCATTTTTTGCCATAGCAATCGGTGAGTAGCCAATTAAACCATCAAAGCCAAGGCCAGGAACATGTAAAACCTCACTTTTTTTGAGAATGATATTTCCTTTATCTTTGAAGTTCGGGTTGTCCTCTTCACTACGTTGATAAACATAGTAGAGTTCACCCTTATCATCACGCTTGACGGTCATCCTATCTGGCAACAAGGGATACAAGGCTAAGACCTGCCCTCTTCCATCACGAATAATCTGGGCATAAGCATTGCCCCAAATCAATAGATGACTCATGAGTGTCTCACGAAAGACAAAGGATGTCATGTCTGGATTTGGTTCATCATGAAGTAGGTAATAGAGCTGATGATTAACATCTTGTTCCTTGCCTTCATCCGTATGCTTGTAAACATGAATGGGGAGACTGGCAATCGCCTCAGCTAAAATTCGCACACAGGCATAGACTGCAGTGGTTTGAAGAGCTGTCATTTCATTGACATTCTTCCCTGATGTGGTTCGTCCAAAGAGGTACGAAAAATCCGACCCCTCATACGAGTTGGTCGGTTTGTCTCTTGCCCTCTTTAAGCCTATCAATTCTAAGATTCCCATAGAGCCTCCTTCTAAAAACTCAAAATTCCTCGCTGGTCGTAAATACTACCATCATCACCTTTATGACGGATACAACGGTCTAGTCCCATAATGAGAGCTACAATCCCATCAATCTTATCGACTGACTTCTCTTTGTCTGGCTTGATGTTACCAGCTGGATCTTGCCTCATGACCACATTTTGAGCCATCCATTTCAAAACTGGATGACCAGCGTGTGTGACCCTGCCCTCCATCATGAGTTTGTATAATTCCTTAGATGGTGGTGACATATCTTTATATCCCTGACCAAATGGCACTACAGTTAAGCCCATATCCTCCAAGTTTTGAACCATCTGTGTCGCATTCCAACGGTCGTAAGCAATTTCTTTGATGTTAAACTTAGTAGATAAGTCTTCGATAAAACGCTCAATAAAGCCATAATGTACCACATTCCCTTCGGTTGTTTTGAGATAGCCTTGACGTTCCCAAACATCATAAAGAACATGGTCACGTCGACATCTCAAAGGTAGCGTGTCTTCTGGCAACCAAAAGTAGGGCAACACAATGTAAGATTCATCCTCAGTCCGTGGTGGAAACACTAAAACAAAGGCAGTAATGTCAGACGTACTTGATAAGTCAAGCCCTGCATAACACTCTCGACCAAGCAGACTACTTTCAACTATCGGTCTATTTCCTTTGTCATAGACATGTTCCGCAATCCACGTCACCGTGGAACTTGTCCACATATTCAAACGGAGTTGCTTAAAAACATTTTCTTCAGCTGGATTGTCGATGGCATTTCGATAGGCTTCACGCACACGGTCAATCTGAATGGTGTGACCCAATGATGGATTTGCCTTATACCAATTTTCTTCATCCTGCCAATCCTCATCATTAGCTAGGCCATAAACAACTGGGTAGAACGTTTCATCTTTCTTTCGTCCAGACAAGATATCTAGTGCCTTCGTATGAAGTTCATAACAGATAGAGTTCTTATCTGTACCTGCGGTAGTGATGATAAAAAATAGTGGTTGTTCACGCGCATCACCAGAACCTTTGGTAAGAACATCATAGAGATGGCGGTTGGGTTGAGCATGGATTTCATCAAAGACAAGACCTGACACATTAAGTCCGTGCTTTGTCCCAGTCTCCGCAGATAGCACTTGATAAAAACCTGCATTATTGTAATTAACAATGCGTTTGGTTGCTCCCATGATTTTGGATCGCTTGTTTAATGGGTTTGACATCCCTACCATTTGCTTGGCCACATCAAATACAATGGAGGCTTGGTTTCTATCACAAGCAGCACCGTAAACTTCAGCACTTGCTTCACCATCCGCATATAACAGATAGAGGGCAATGGCAGCCGCAAGCTCACTCTTACCATTTTTCTTTGGAATCTCTACATAAGCGGAGAGAAACTGTCTGTTTCCATCCTCTTTCACAATTCCAAATAAGTCACGAATAATCTGTTCCTGCCATGGTAAAAGTAAAAAGTGCTTACCTGCCCACTTCCCTTTGGTGTGTTTAAGATTTTGGATAAAGGCTACCGCCCTATCCGCTTTCTTCTCATCGTAGTGTGAGGTAGGCAACATAAAAGGACTTGGTTTATAGTGATAAGTCATCCTATACCTCCCTCAATAGACTTTCCATTTCATCTTGTTCTCCATCACTACTATCAGCCTGTATTCGACTTCTTGCAGAAGGGGTTAGACCAAACTGCTCGGAGAACTTGAGCATGATTTTCATGTTGGTTTGAGCAATGGAAACTTGTGGAACCTGCTGGAGGTAGCCGTTCGGTGTTTTGATAATAGAGCCATGTTTCGTTAGGAACTCTTCTGCCTCTTTCCATCTAGCGTACGCTTGACAGTATCCTGCAAAAGCCGTCATATCCATATCTGTCAAAAGACCCATGGACTCGAGCACCTTGCTCATGCGTTTCCATTCTTTCTTGGCATCCTCTTCTAACCACGATGGGCATCGAGGAGCTTTCTTAGTTGGTTTAGGTTCTTTATGGTTGAGAGGACGCTTACCTAAGTTACCTTCAAGAACTTTTAAACCAGTTGGTTTTGGTTTACATCCACGCTGTGCCAGGTCGCTCACCTCCTATCTTCCATTTTTCTGACACGCAAAAAGGCCTCTTGCGAGACCCTTTCGGTTTATTGTAATTGTTCAAAAGCCCATTTTACTGCATGCCCAAATCTTGAAATGTTTCTTCAGCTTCAATGATTCTGTCAAACTTTCTTTCAAAGTTATCAAAGTCTTCTAGGCTATCTATGGTTTCATAGATATGAAGTCCAACCCCTTTGTATCCATTGAAAGCTACAATCACCCAATCTATGTAAGGGATGATACTTGAGGTTGTTCCATAGTTTGAAACATTTTTTCAAGTGTTGTGGATGTTGACATTTTTTGTTCTCCTCTTCTTTTGTTGTGAACATATTACCTCTAAAGGAGTTTAATAGCCAGTTATAAGCTCACTATTATCAATTATAATCTGCTATTATTTCTTTAAAAACTTCCCTATCCAAAGCATTCATTGCATCTAATGAGACCCCACGATGGTAAGCATACACAAGATGACCGTCACGTTTCAAGGTCAAATGAGCAATCTATTCACCATTGATATAACTTGGGTCAGTTGAAGATTCTCTGAGCAAATCGCAGACATAATGTCTCTCACCTCTATCAATGACTACCAACTCCCACATAGCCTTATTCCACCTTTACTATCCTATCAACTCCATAGACGACACTCAGCCCACTACCATTATCCCAATGAACTAAAACTGAAGCTAAGTCGTCATGTCCATAGACAGTACCTAGCGTTCCAATAGGTGGTGGAAATGGATCATCCATTTCAAGTAGTTTAACTCGACAGCCTACAGGGTATAAACATTCAACTCTTTCTTTTGCACCGTTATTCATTGTGAAGCCTCCTTCTTTTTGGTAGCTGTATATTACCATTAGTACCAAACACTATCCAGTAATCATCTAAGATTTAAGCAAGAAAGAATAGCCTTTCCAATCGCATAAACAACGGTAACTGTTACACCATTACCTGCTTGTTTGTAGAGTTGGGCATCAGAGTTTACGGCTTGAGCTTTCTCAAAGAGGTCATCCGTGAAACCTTGAAGTCTAAAACACTCACGAGGTGTTAATCGTCTGATTTTAACCATTCGACCATTCCAGACCACCACACCCATTTGACCACTGCAAGAGAGGTTATGAGCAATGCCCTTACCTACTCTTGCTCGTTTCGTTGGAGATGCTGGATAAGATAAATCAACAGAGTCACCAAGTTCTGCCACTTGATACCCTTGCTTTGTACCGTTCCTTACTTTAATTCCTTCTACAACTCCGTGTCTGTCTTGAGAAGTTAAGGTAAACATAGGCTCACCTTTCTCTTTTAATCGACGACCATTTTGACGTTTGTTCACTCGGTCTGGAGTTAGAATAGGTTGTACTTCCATCACACCAGAGTTCATGGCTGTCCTCTTGGTAGAACCTGCTGTGTAACGAGCAGTGATGCACCGTGCTTGGTCTGTTACCTTTGGTTTGGTTGTAGATTGGTCAATCAAGTAAAGCCCTGTCTTTGCCCCAACACCGCCACCAGTGCCAACTAAAGTTGTAGAAATACCGTCCGTATCATAGACACGATAGGACTGCATACCTCCTACAAGTTGCTTAAGATTGCCACTGCTTTCTGGCTGGAGAGGTAATACTTGTCGTCTACCTCTGCTTCTAAGATGTCCGATAGTGTAGACACGTTCTCGGTTTTGGGGAACTCCGTAATCTTTGGAATTGAACACTTGCCATTCAAGGTCGTACCCTGCTTCGTCCAGTTCAAGGAGATAGTCGAGGAAATCGACTCCTCTGCGACTTGATAAAAGTCCCTTAACATTCTCAAGGATGAGCCACTCGGGCTTATCTTCTTCACTTTGGCTCTTGAGGAGGTCAACGAGTGTAAAAAAGAGTCCACTTCTTTCAGCTCGTAGTCCAGCTCGCTTTCCTGCGATAGACACATTTTGGCAAGGACTTCCCGCAGTCCATATATCTGCTTTTGGAATGTCATTTGGCTTAAGTTTTGTAATATCATCTGAATACCATTCTCCTTCCGTATCATACATGGCTTGGTAACTTCTAACCGCAAATTTATCCTTTTCACAATAACCAATGCAGGTCATCCCAGCCAGCTCAAGTCCACGTCTAAAACCACCAATACCTGCGAAGAAATCAATGAAGGTTAACTGATTCATACTGACACCTCAACTAAATCCGCATACTTGATTTCTTTCCCATCTCGCATAACCTTGATTGATTGGTCACCAGTCGCTTCAAAGTAACGTTTCACAATCACGTCCACAAACTTCTCATCCAATTCAATACCATAACAAATCCGACCTGTTTCTTCACAAGCGATCAAGGTTGACCCACTTCCAAGGAATGGATCAAGGACGACTGTTCCACGCATGGATGAGTTTTGAATGGGATAGGCCATCAATTGAATTGGTTTCATGGTTGGGTGCTCTTTGCTTAACTTAGGACGGTCGTATTCCCAAATGGTAGTTTGTTTGCGGTCAGAAAACCATTGGTGTTTCCCTTTGTTCTTCCAACCAAAGAGACAAGGCTCATGTTGCCACTGATAAGGGCTGCGACCAAGAACAAGTGAGTTCTTTTTCCAGATGCAGCATCCACTCAAGTAAAAGCCTGCATCTTTGAACGCTTTACGGAAGTTATACCCTTCCGTATCAGCATGAAAAACATAGATAGAGGCATCGGACTCCATGTTCTGTTCAACATTAACGAACATAGCAAATAAGAACTTATAGAAGTCAGAGTCACTCATATTGTCGTTCTTAATTTTACCTGCTGTCTCTTCCACATTG